CGGGGGGGGCGGCGCGGCGCGCCAAAACCGCCTCGCAGTGGCTTCAAAGCCGTCGAGCAACGACTGGCCACAATCGAGGGAACCGCCGAGGAAGTGGCGGAAATGCACGCGTTTGCCAGCCGGCTGCGGCTGGTGGCAGGAGGCTCCAATGGCTGACCAACTCATCGTCCAGCGTTGGCTCATCCGGCTCGGGAAAATCACCAGCGCCAGGATCAGCGAGGACGACGCCGCGGATTTCATCGAGGAATTCTCCCCGCTTCTCGCCATGCGGTTCGGTGACGACGCGTTCACAAACGTCTCGCTGGAATTCGTCGCGGCGGAATGTAAATACCTCCCCACATACGGCGAACTCGTCGCCCTCCTCCGCGACTGGAAACGACAACTGCCAGCGCCATCCTATCCCGCCCTCAACGACAACGTGGCCGACATGGACGCTAAAAACCGACACTGGCTGAGCTACTACCAACGCCGCGAACGCGAGGGCTTCACCCCGCTCCGCGAGAAGGACGGCCGACTGTCCAGACCAGACATCACCGATTGGCGCGAACACACCCTCAGCCTGATCCGCCAACACGCCCCCGACGCCTGGGCCTATCTCCACCGCGATCACCATGCCGCTTGACGCCAACCAGCCACAGTGCGTAGCTACACCCGAACCCGCAGTCGGTGACCTCGGGTGCCGCGGCATTGCAACACCTCGATGGGCCGTCGCCCAAACCCACCCACAAGCCGAGCACTTCGCAAATAGCAACCTGCAGCGAAACGGTTACCAAACCTACCTGCCGCTCCACACCGTCCAGCGCCGCGACCGGGTTGCCCCAACGTTGGTTCACGCCGTCGTCGTCCCGCTCTTCACCCGCTACCTGTTCGTGGCACATGACAACCCAGACCTCTGGCGTCCCATCCGCGAAACCCCAGGCGTCGCTTCCGTGATCACCGCAGGGGGAAAAGTGCAGTATGCCCGTCCCGGCGCTGTGGAGGCCGTGCAGGCCGCTCAGGCGTTCGCCGCTACCCAACCACCAGAAACCAGCCAATGGCACCTGGGCGACGCTGTGGCGCCTCGCGTGGGGCCGTTCCAGGGGCTACCAGGTGTGGTGCTCGCACTGCAGGAGGAAACCGCCGTCGTCGGCATCCTCTTCCTCGGACAACTCCGCGAAGTCGTCTACCCATTCGATGCTATCATCAGTAGGAACGACTTCTAGCTGACTAGCTAAGTAGAGGAACGGAGCGTAAGCCGTTGTTAACACTACACGCGCCAAGATTAAATCCAGGCGGCCGCCCAAAAGGCAGGGCAAATGGCGTCAATTCCGACATCCGCGGCATGATGCATCAAGCCCTGCATCGCGTCGGTGGCGTCAAGTATCTGGCCCAGCAAGCTATTGATCATCCAGGCGCTTTTCTCACGCTGCTCGCCAAGGTGATGCCCGCGCACATCGTCAGCGAGAGCAGTAACCATCTGCATCTGCATCTTGAGGCAGCGATGGAAGTGTCAAAGCAGATGCTGCAACAGCCTAAGCGCACGATAACCATTGAGCCGCAGGCACAAGATGCACCATCAGGCTCATTGCTCGATGCACCGTTGCCCGAGGAATAGCGTATATACGCACGTCTATTCATAGCGTTGACCAGGGGATTGATGATCCCTTGCTCAACACCCAACAACCCACGCATTGCTGCGGCTCTCAGACAATACGAGCGTATATTCACAGTTCTAAGGTATCAGCTAGGTATCAGAGACCCATCAGCGACCTAGCGATACGCACCATCTGAAGCAGCTATGTTGCAGCGCAGCACAACACCAGGCACTGCACCACAGAGTAGCGAACCGACACGACCCACATCGGCGCTGACCAGCTCGATGCACGCAGCAGCACCAACGCTCTAGCCGCATCGCAGCACTGGCCACCGATCGCCACCACCACCAGGATCGCCCCCCGTGCCGTGGCCCCCCTTCACGCGGCATCGACTGACACCCACGCCCACCCTCACACCGAAATTTTTGGCACAAATGCGTCAGTATATACGCGCCCATATACACCATGACAGGTGAACGGCGATGACCATTGGGTTTGTGTTCTGGCTGGTCATGCTCATCTGGATCATCTTTTGGGCGTTTGGTAATTTCACGCCGGCGGGTCAGCCGTACTGGAACCGAGGTGGTTGGTTGGTGGGGTTTGTGCTGTTCTTTCTGCTGGGTTGGGCCGTCTTCGGCTTTATGATCCAGGGGCCGGGTATCCGATGAGCCTCGTGCTGATCATCCTCGTCGTGCTGATCCTGTTCGGAGGTTTGGGCGGCGGTTACTACGGCTACCGAGGTGGCGCATATGGACCTGGCGGGTTTGGCGGCATCGGCGGCTGGCGGGGACCGTGGTGAGCCGCATCACTTACGACATTGACGATCCGGCGCAGGCTAGGAGCTACGTCGCTGACTTCGCGCCCCGACTGCTGGGCAAAGAGGCGACCTACGTCCGGACCAATACTGCGAGGCTGATCCATTTCGCGACGATGAGCGACGACGATGCGTGCTGGATGGCTCATGTGCTGTGGGGTATGGAGCAAAAGGCGCGTGGCAATGGATGACGAGGATGAATTCGCCATCTCACCCTGGTCAGTGCTGATGTGGATAGCGATCGCTGTCGTCCTGGTTGGCAAGTTGTGGGCCGCATTGAGGTGAGCCACGGCGCGCTGCTCGGGATCATGGTTTTGGCGCTGGTCGTGCTGCTGATCACCGCTGTCACATGAACGTCGCGTGACGACACGCCGGGTGAGCGAGTAGGGGCGGCTTCTGGCGGTCACCGCCCGCTACTCATGTCGCTCAGCCTGGCCGTCCCGGGCAAGGTTGCACCTGGGCGACATCGCAACGATAGCATGAGGAGTGCTCATGGCAACCCTGACAGTCAGCGTCGGCCAGAGCATCCAGGCAGCGATCAACGCCGCCGCGTCCGGTGACACGATCGACGTGGCGGCGGGGACGTATGTCGACCAGTTCCTGACCATCCGCACCTCGATCACGCTGCAGGCGACCGGTGGTGAGGTGCTGCTGCGGGAGACCGTGCAGCCACCCGACGGCAAGGCGATGATCACAGAGGGGGGCGCCGGCCTCAATGTTGCGATCAACGGCTTTGATATTTCGGGCGTGTCGGTGCCTGACGGCAACGGCGCAGCCATTCGCTACGAGGGTGGCGCGTTATCTCTGTCCGGCGACGCATTCCATAACAATCAAGAGGGACTGCTCGGGGCAGCCGATCCGAGTGGTTCGATTGCCATCGACAATTCAGAATTTAGTGCCAACGGCGATGGAAGTGGATCCACCCACAACATCTACGTGGGTGCCATTGCATCGTTCACGCTGACCAACAGCTACATCCACGACGCGGTTGTAGGGCACGAGGTCAAGAGCCGCGCCGCCTCCAACACCATCACCGGCAACAGGATTTTCGACAACGGCGGCAGCGCCAGCTACTCGATTGATCTGCCCAACGGCGGCAACGCCACGATCAGCGGCAACGTGATCGAGCAGGGGCCCAACACCCAGAACCCGTTCATCGTGGCCTACGGTGAAGAGGGCGCCATCAACCCCGGCACCAGCTTTGCGATCACCGGGAATACCGTGGTCAACGACGATCCGAGCGGCCGGTTCCTGCTCGACACCGCAACGCAGCCGACGTTGAGCGGCAACAGCGTCTGGGGGCTGCCAGCGACCGGTGACACCGTGCTGCTGACCAGCCGGCCGAGCCTGGATACCAGCTCGCTCAGCTTCATCAGCAATCCGGGTGGTGATCCGCCACCCGCCCCACCGCCGGTCTCTGAGCCGCCCCCGGCGCCGCCGCCGCCTGAACCGCCGCCATTGCCACCGCCCGAGCCACCGCCGCTGCCGCCCCCGCCAGAGCCGCCCCCGGCGCCGCCACCCGTGCAGCACGGCCACATGGGGCATCACCATCAACTCGCTGCTGCGCTGCGGGACTTTCTGGCGCCGCACACGCACACGTAACGACGGAACGACGTAACGACGCCTACGCATTCCCGGCATGCTGCGCGTTCCACACAGCAAACCCACGTTTGCTGATGAACATCTCGCTCGGCCTGTGGCGCCACGTAAAGACGCCGCTCGCTGGATTGTACTCCAGCAACTGGCGCACGAGGTCTTGGGATGGCAGTGTTTTACGAGCCATATCGGTCCTCCAGCGGGATCGTTGGTCAGGGTGCCTGGGCCGTGGCAAGCGGCTCAGGTTCCCGCTTTATAGCATGAAATCTTCGATGGCGGGGATGAGATCGAACGGGGACGCAATCCGCCAGGAGCCGCCCCGGCCACGCGTCGGTTAATCAGGATGGACCCCAATTCCAGTAGACGCGCGGGGGTGACAGCCGGAGAGACGGCACAACAAACCCACAGGGGCTTCACGTCATGAAACACGCACTGCTCGGCACTGCCATTGTGGCTGGCGCCATGTTCTTCCACGCGCCGGCCCATGCCACGGTCATACTCTCGTTCGGCCAGACCGCCGGGACGCCGATCACAGCGACGGAGAACGGGGCGCAGACCGCCACGACGCTCAGCGCGACTGATGCGTCGATCAGCATCACCCAGATCGAGAACGGCTCGCCGGTCAATGCGTTCTTCGACCTCAGTGCGGCATCGGATGGTGCGGCTGTGCCGATCCTCGGCGGCAGCGCGCAGAAGTTCAGCGGCACGTTCAGCATCACGAGTTCCATTGGCGGCACCGGCACCAACTTCCTGTCGGGCGTGTTCGCTGACGTGACGTTCGGCAGTGGTGCGGGTGGTGCGCTCGCCGTCGGTGCGCCGCCTGATGCGCTCACCCTGACCAGCGACGTGATCACCGACCTGTTCAATCCGAGCGCGGTGGGACTGGCGTTCGCTGGCATCACGCCTGCATTCCAGATCGTTGGCACCAGCATTGGCAGCTTCACCAGCAGCGTGTCGGGCACGTTCTCAGCATCGCCTGCCGCGGTGCCGGAGCCTGCCACGCTGGCGCTGCTCGGCGCTGGCCTGCTGGGGCTTGGGTTGGTGCGTCAGCGGCGAGCCTAGTGGCCGAGGCGCCGCCCAACGGCAATGGTGGCCATACCACGGTCGTCCAGGCGGCGATCAAGCTGGGGCAGTCGGTCACGCACGGGCTCGGCCCTCAGTTCCTGGCGTTGGTGCTCTGCAACGTGATGGCGCTGGGGTTTCTGGCGTGGTTCGTGGATGCACGGGCGAAGCACACGGCCGACGTACTCAACCAGTTGCTGTCGGCGTGCCTGACGAAGCAATAGCCACCTCCTACTCATCAAGCAGCCGTAGGTGCTTCCTGGCGCAGAGGTAGAACCACCACCGCTGATACCAGGGACGGCTCTCAAGCACGGTCGCGACGCGCCGCAACATGATCTCCCGCGTTACGCCAGCCACTTCAGCCAATTCGTCTACGGTCCAGGTCTTTTTTGCGGCCATCCGACCCTCCCCACTCATCAACCTGCTCCGGCTTAGCACGTCGAACGATCGTTGCGCGCCAGCCCAGCCGTTTGAAGCCCTGGCGTAGCTTGTCGGCCGGCTGGCCCATCAGATGGCGCAGGATCGGGGCGGCGAACACCACACGGTCGGTAGCGCGGTCGATCACCAACCCGGCGCAGAATGGCCTGGGTCCGTCGCACACCACGCGCACCAGGATGCCGTCACAGTATTTCTCGCCCATGGTCACTCTTCAAAATGCCCATTTTGACGCCTGACCCTGAGCAAAGTGCCAGTTGCCACAATTGAATGCCAGCAAACCCCCTCCTCAACGGCCTGCTGAACGTCCCCGATCAGGGCCTCGGTGCGGCCCCGACCAACGGCCTGGCGCCGCCGAACCTGCTGTTGCCGCCGGATAGCGGCGCTCCGACGCAGGCGCAAGGTATCGCACAGACCGGCTCGGCGTTGTGGCAAGCGGTTCAGGCGCTCCAGTGGCCGAGTGTGGCGGACCAGAAGGCCATGCTGCAGCCGCTGCCGGGGTGGCAGGGACAGGCTGTGGACGCGGCGCGGCAATATGCTAATGCGCTGATGATGGGAACGACGGCACCCGGGGCAGCAAAAGGGATCGACGGCGTGCGCCAGGCGTGGGATGCGCTCGGTGTCGACCACGCTGTGAGCGAAGGGAACGGCACCATCACGCTATCCAAAATCGTGGTGCCACAGGATGTCAGAAACCAGGGCGTCGGTTCGCAAGCTCTGCAACAACTCACAGACTACGCTGATGCAACTGGCCAGCGCATTGTTCTTTCTCCGTCGAAGGATTTCGGCGCGACATCGATGAGCCGTCTGACCGACTTCTACAAAAGTGCTGGGTTCAGACCGAACAAGGGCCGCTCGCGTGATTTCACGACGATGGAGAGCATGATCCGCGATCCGGCGGGCGCTGAGTAGCCAGATGATCTTTTTCGGAGGCACCCGATACGGGCACGAGTTCCAGTGCATCGGCTGCGACCGCCACGTCATCGCGTTCATTCACCACGGTCACGCTCGCCTGTGCCTGATGTGCCAGGAGCTTGGGCCTGAGATGTCGAAGAGCACTCAGGACCGGGGTGAGGCAATCCCGCCGTCCGAATAGCCGCCTCGCATGCCCAAAGAAAAGCCCCGCACTCACAGGGAGATACGGGGCGCTGAGTTCTCGGACTTATCGCGGCCCCATCATAGCACAGCGGAGCGCCGCCATGCCAGCCAGGGCAAACATGAAGCACGTGGTGAGCATCCCGTGGTCCGACGAGGAGCGCACCACGCTGCGCCAGATGTGGGAGAACGGCATCGGCTGCACCGGCATCGGCCGCCACCTGGGGCGCAGCAAATACAGCGTGCGCTCCGAGATCGAGACGCTGAAGCTGGGGCCGCGTGGAGGCCCCCAGGGGCTGCCAGAGCCGCCTCCTGGCCGGGTGGTGCTGGCACGGGCACAGCCGAAGCCCCTGCCGGCCAACGCCCGCACGCTGCCGCCGCTGCCGAGCGAGATGCATGCTGATGAGTGAAACCGCTGCCCCCGACTATGCGGAACGGATGCCACCAAGTTGGGCGGAGGCTATCGCCCGTGCGCCCAATCCGTATGAGGTATCACTCGCCAGATACGCGCGGGCGCCGATCGCATTTGTTCGGGAAGTGCTGCTGGCCGAACCTGACGACTGGCAGATGAAGGTGCTGCGGGCGCTGGCGCGGGGGCACACGCGGATTGCGGTGCGTAGCTGCCACGGGCCCGGCAAGACGGCATTGGCGGCGTGGGTGGCGGTGTGGTTCTCCAACACCCGCGCCCCGTTCAAGCTGGCGATGACGGCCCCGAGCAGCCCGCAGTTGTTCGACGCCCTCTATCCCGAGGTGATCAAATGGCTCGATCGGTTGCCGGGGGCGTGGCGCGAGTTGTGGCACGTGACCTCCGACCACATCACGCTGAAGAGCAACCCGGAGTGCTTCATCACGGCGAGGACATCGAGGCCCGAGACCCCGGAGGCGCTGGCGGGGCTGCACTCGGACAACATCCTGCTGGTGGTGGACGAGGCGTCCGGTGTGCCCGAGCAGGTGTTCGAGGCGGCGAGTGGGAGCATGAGCAGTGCGGGGGCGATCACGCTGCTCATCGGCAATCCGACGCGGTCATCCGGGTTTTTCTGGAAGGCGTTCATGCTGGAGCGGGACCGCTGGTTCTGCATGAAGGTCGGGCACACCGACAGCCCGCGGGTGACGCAGGATTTCGCCGACGAGATCGCTGGCCGGTATGGCCAGGACAGCAATGCGTATCGGGTGCGGGTGCTGGGCGAATTCCCGCTGGCTGATGCCGACACGCTGATCCCGGCCGAGTTGGTTGACGGCGCCATGGTGCGAGATGTCGCGCTGGACGGCTCTCCCGAGATCTGGGGCGTCGATGTCGCGCGGTTCGGGACTGATGCCAGCGTGCTGATCAAGCGGCGGGGCAACGTGGTGCCTGAGATGCCGCGCAGCTTCCACCAACTGGATACCATGATGCTGGCAGGGGCGATCAAGGCGGAATGGGACGCCCAGATCCAGAAGCCGGTATTGATTTGTATAGACGTGATCGGGATTGGTGCGGGGGTCGTTGATCGGCTCAATGAACAAAATCTTCCCATTCTCGGCGTCAACGTGTCGGAGAGCCCGAGCACGACTGGACGTTATAGCCGGCTCAGAGATGAACTTTGGATAAGGGCCAAGGAGTGGCTTGCCACGCGTGCCGTTCGGCTGCCGCGTCATGAACGGCTGCGCGATGACCTGGTGGCGCCGCGGTATGCGTTCCTGTCGGATGGCCGGTTGAAGGTCGAGGATAAGAACAGCATGCGCGCCAGGGGATTGCCGAGCTGCGATTATGCGGACGCGCTCAACCTGACATTCTGTCAGCAGGGTCTGGGGGTGGGCTCGGGGATGAGCGGCGGGATCTACGACAAGGTGGGGATGCGGATGGAACTGGGTGCTGAGGTGGAGGTATGAGCGGGACCATGGTGCCATCCGGGTTGCTGGGCGTGCCGACAGGCGGCCCGACAGCGACGCAGGGCGACCTCTACAACGCCATCGTCGGGATGGGGTGGGCACCACAGGGATATGGCCCGATCCCAGCGCCCCAGGCGCCCCAGGAGGCCGCGCCGGCCGCCTATGACAAATGGGGGCATGTCGTCACGGGACAGCCGCAGCCGCAGGCCGCCGCACCCGCACCCACCGTGCCGTCGCTGAACGTGGGGCCGGGGCTGGCCCAGGCGGCACCCGGGGCGATCACGCCAGGGGCATCCGGCTACGATATGTGGGGGCGGCAGGCACCGCCACCGGCGCAGGCCGCGCCGCAGCTTCCTGGGTTGGCCGACATTCTGGCGATGATCCAGGCGGCACAGGCCAGGCAGGCGGCGAACGCGCCCGCACCCACAGGACTGCTGAGCGATGGCGCCAGCGAAGGCGGCGGCGGCGGCGCAGAGGGGACCATGTAGTGAGCGGACTGATCCAACGACCCGGCGGCCTGCTGTCTCCCATGGGGATGCCCCAAGGGATTATTCCACCTCTGCCGCCGATGCCGAACCTGGTTCCCAGCGGCATGCAGCCGCAAGGGCTAAATTTGGGCAGCGAGCAAATGCTCGCATATTTGGTTCCTCAGCCACGGGCAGACGTTCCGGACGATCCGGATCAGGGGCTACCGCCAAACCTGCGGCGCTACGCGGCCGGATTGCGCCCGACAGTCAAGCCGGAAGGCGTAAAATGGCAGCAAGAGATCGTTTTCGAGCGGCTGGGGAAGGACGACCGCGAGATAGAAGCCGTCGCCCAGTACTATTTCCGCATCGCACAGAACTATGATGCGTATCTGTCGCGTGAGCGGATCACCGCATCGCAGTACTACGATGGGCGGCCGCTCGGTGATGAAACGCCGGGGCGGTCACAGATCGTGCTCACCGTTGTCCGCGACACCATTCGCTCCACACTGCCATCGCTGCTGCGGGTGTTCACCGGCGTCGAAGACCCCGTCTCGTTTGAACCGATTTCGTCTGAGATCACCGGCAACGATCAGCTGGCGACGACGCTGGCGCGCCAGGCGACCGATTATGCGCGCTGGGCGCTGATGACCGCCAACCACGGCTGGCAGGTGCTGCACGATGTCTTGCTGGATGCCCTGACCAGAAAGGCTGGCTGGGCGCGCTGGTACTGGGGCAAGCGGGAGCAGGTGCGGACGGATGTCTGCGAGGGCCTGCTGCAGCCGCAGCTCCAGATGCTGCTCGCCCAGCCGGGCATCGAGGCGCAGCGCATCGTCCGACGCCCGATGACGGACGAGGAAATCTCCACCCTGCAAAAGACGCCAGATGGGGCGATGTACCTGCAGTCGGGTGGTGCTGCGGAAATGTGGGCGGCCACCATCACCCGCACCGCACAGCAGAACTGGCCGGTGGTCGAGGCCGTGCCCGCCGAGTGCGTCTGGGTGGTGGCCGACGCCGATACCGTCGATGGCGCTCGTGGTATCTTTCATGTGCGCGATGTCCCGGCCAGCGACCTGATCGAGATGGGGCTGCCCGAAGACAAAATTCTTGCGTATTGCGATACCATGATGCGCCCGCAGCAGCGCCGCGAGATGATCGCCCGCAACCCCGCCCAGGGGCACAATATCAAGCCGTCGCCCCCAGGTGACCGCAGTATGGGTATCTGTCGTTACGCCGAGGGCTGGATACGCTGCGACACGGATAATGACCATAAGGCCGAACTCATCCACGTCCACATGCTCGGCAATGCCACCAAGATGATCCAGTGGGAGCGCTGCGACGAGATCCCGCTGGCATGCTTTACCCCATACAGGGAACCCGGGCGGCTGATCGGTTATTCGCAGGCCGACATGGTGATGGACCTGCAGCGGGTGGAAAGCCGGGTGATGCGCGCGACGCTCGACAGCCTGGCGCAGAGCATGTTCCCGCGCACCGTGGTGACGTTAGGGCAAGTCAACCTCGCGGACGCCAGACAAACGGCAATCGGCAGCATCATCCGCACCACCCAGGCGGGCGCCGTCACCGAGCTGGTGAAGCCCTATACCGGCGAGGCCGCGCTCAACATGATGCAAGCGCTGGAGGCGATTAGGGAGAGCCGGACAGGCATCACGCGCGCCAGCCAGGGCCTCACCGTGGACGAGCTGCAGAGCACGGCGCCCGTGGCCGTGTCGGCGCAGACCAGCGCAGCTCAAGACCGGCTCGACATGATGGCGCGGACGTTGGCGGAAACCGGATTGGCGCCGCTGTATTCCGGGTTGTTGAGGATGATGGCGCGGCATCAGGACAGGCCCAACGTCTACCGTATCCGCGGGCAATGGGTGCCGATCGATCCGCGGGCGCTCGGCGTGATGTGGCAGACCAGCGTCAACGTCGGCGGCAAAGGCATGCCCATGGAGCGCCTCGCCATGCTGGCCCAGATTGCCGGCAAGCAGGAAATGATCATGCAGAGCCAGGGGTTGGATAATCCCTTGGTCGGCGTGCCGGAATACCGGAACACGCTGTCGCGGATGCTGGAAACCGCCAACATCGCGGATGTGTCCTCGTATTTTAAGGCATTACCCCCGGGGTTCCAGGCGCCGCCGCCACCACCGACACCGCCCGATCCGTCGCTGATCCTCGCCCAGGTGCAGGCCGGCAAGACCGCGGCGGATGTGGAGAACGACCGGGCATCGGAACAGACCAAGCGGGCGCAGATGCTGACCGATGATGACCTAAACAGGGACAAAGCCGCGCTCGACGCCTGGACCAAGACCTGGGTCGCCGGGGCGCAGTTCGGCACCCCCGTGCCGTCGCTCACCGAGTTCCAGCAGGCGATGGCCAGCAAGGTGCCGGGCATCCAGTTGCTCGGCAACCTGCCGCCACCTACCAGCCCGCAGATGCCCGCAACGACCCAAGGAGCGGCGCCACCACAGCCGCCCCAAGGCCCGCCACGGCCGCCAGGGATGCCCCAAGGGGCGCCAGGGCCCTCCATGGTGCCGCCACGCCCACAGCAGCCCATGGGGCCTCCCGCCGGCTCGTTCAATCCAGCCCAGGCGATGGCCACGCGCCAGGCGCTGATGCAGGGCCAGATGCCGAGTGCGTATGGCAACATCGCTGCCAACGCCGCGGCGAAGTCGCTGTTCGGACCCGGGGGGCCGCCTCTCCCGCGGCCGGGCGGCCCACCACCACAACCAGGGCAGTAACCACCAGGAGAACCACCATGGTCACACGCGCAACCGGGAGCCAGTCGACCAAGACCGTGCCCCGTCAGGGCCAGAACAAACCGGTGAGCGGCGGGGCGGCCGGCGCCGGCAAGGATCGCGGCACCGCCAAGCTGCCCACCATCAGCAGAACCTCGACCAAGACCACGCGGTAATGCCGACCAACGGACTCCTCGGGGCGGCGGCTGGGCCTGACGACTTCGATCCGGCCGATGCGTACTTCCGCCCGCAATACGCGCCCCTGCCGAACGTCAGTCCGTCGGGCACCTACACCGGCGCAATCCCAACGCCGCCCACTGACTACGCGGCCACCACCGGCAACCTGCCGCACGACTACTATCAGATGCAGCAGATGATGAACCAGGCCGGGCCGAACAATCAGCGGCTCAATCAGTTGCTGCAGCTGCTCTATCTGCGCAAGCAGAACCGGACGTGAGCGATCTGCCAAAAGAATTGGTGGAGCTGTTCTGGCGAATACCGGAAGAGAGCGAGCCTCGCTTAACGGCTCGCCAAGTCCTTGCGGAATGGATCGGGCAAGAGGCGTGGTTCGCCACTCACTCGGTCGAGGAGGCTAAAGCGGCTTATCGGGCAGCATTGACTACGGGCACCTCGCCATGAGCGACCTCTCGCGCGAGGAACGCTACGAAATCCAGCGCCGCGGCGGCGAGGCGCATCGCCTGCTGCAGGACCGCGAGCTGATGGACATGCTCACGTTCATTCGGGAAGGCGCGGTGCAGACCGCGGTGCATGGTACGGATGTCCGTGAGCGCGAGGACGCCCGCAACCTGGCGCGCGCGATCGATCACCTGGCGACCGAAATGCGCTCACGCCTCGATACCGCGCTGCTGCAGAACCAGCGCGAGACCGATGGGCGGCGGTTCGAATGAGGATGTACCATGAGTGAGAGTAGCCCATCCGCGCCTGCTGCACCGGCAGCACCCGCAGCAGCCCAGCCGGCCACCCCGGCACCTGCCACGAACCAAAATGTGGTCAACGCCCCCGCGCCAGCCAGCCAGGAAAGCATCAGCCTCTCCGATGCCGGCCGCCTGCTCGCCAGACGCCGCCAGGAGGCCGCACGCGAGGCGCAGGGGCAACCCACAGCACGCCTCAACCCCGTGCAGCAGGGGCCCGGAGAGGCGCGCGCCACGCCACAGCAGGCCACAGAGGCGCCACAGCGACCCACACCAACGCCCACAGCAACCCCTACAGACAGCTACGACACCATCGCCAAGGCCCTCGGGCTGCAGGAAGGCGTGCAGCCGACGGCACCTGTCGATGGTGCAGCGACAGCCGCCGAAGCACCGGCCGACGGCGTCTATACGATCGACGGACACCGCGTCACCGCCGCCCAGATCCGTACCGCCATGGGCCAGGCCGCGGACTACACGAGGAAGACGCAGGAACTGGCTGCCCAGCGCCAGCAACTCCAGCAGCAGGCCGAGGCACTCGCCACCGTGCTGCCCCACATCCAGCCCGAGTTGGCCAAATTGGGCCAGCAGCTGCAGGGCGCCGCCCAGGGCTATCTGCGTGCCTTTGCGCAGTATCAGGCCGCCACCGCGGAGCAACAGCGCCTCGGCACCCTCACCCAGCTGCAACAGCAGGCCTACGAGCGCTCGATGTCGCAGCAGGTCGAGGCCGGCAACAAAATGCTGTCGGAGAAATACGAGTTCTGGCGGGATGATGCCTCACGGAGTGCCGTCCAGCGCGATATTGCCAAATGGGCCGAGAGCAAGGGCGGTTACACCCGGCAGGAGCTCCAGGGGCTGTCCGACCCGCGCCACGTCGAGAGCATGATGAAGGCGATGATGTTCGACCGCATGGTGGAAGGCGCCAAGACCACAGCCCCCAAGCCGGTGCAGACCGCACAGGTGCGTGGCGTGCGACCGCCACCAGCCGCCGCCGCCCAGGTGCAACAGGCCGAACAGGCGTTCGAGGCACGACCCAATGCCCGCAATGCCGCCGCCCTGCTCAGCGCCCGCCGCTCCAATGCCAACGGCAGCACCCGGTATTGATCCCAGGGGCAGGCGCCAGCCCCGCAGGACTGGCGCCATACCCTACCTGCGGGTAATGTTGATCTTGACCACAACGGCCACGATCACCACTAATCGCGGCAGGAACCGTGCGATCTTCAACATCGCATTGCTCCCTTGGAGATGCCGGCAGGGCCATTCCCTGTCGGCGTTTCTCGTTTAGCGGCTTGACGACGCCGTATCCACACCCGTAGCGTGCCCCCTGTCGGTCGGGGGCAGTGGTCCAGCCACCAAGCAACGACCGGGCCGTGTAGTCGCGAGGATGACCAAGTTGGTCGCCGGCACGCACCGCAGTCGCAAGACCAAGCGGTAAACGCCCGAGCAGACCTCCAGTCGCTCCATTGCGAACCAGCAATTTTGGTTCAACCGGCACCAGGCGCACCGCGCCGTGCTCAGCAATGGAGTAGACCATGGCCGTTCCCGCTCAGGGAGCCGCTCCCGCAGGCACCTATATCGAGACCGCCGCAGTCGGCGTCCGCGAAGACCTCGCGGATATCATCTATCGCATCGATCCCGACGAG